AGATGGAGTAAGCGTAATATACCTCATAAGGATATAACAGAGGCTTACCCTCTATCATTTTATATAGTAACAGACTCTTAAGAGTCTGTCAAGCGTCCTTTGAGAGATTCGAACTCCCGACACATAGGTTCGTAGCCTACTGCTCTGATCCACTGAGCTAAAAGGACTTGGCGAAGGGTGAGGGATTTGAACCCCCATCGCAAGGTTTTGGAGACCTGCATCTTACCATTAGACTAACCCAACGGGGTGCCGTATGGGAATTGAACCCATCTAGTCGGTTCCACAAACCGATGCCTTACCACTAGGCTAACGACACAAGGCAGTAGATAGATTTGAACTATCGACCATAGGCATATGAGACCCGTGCTCTGCCAGACTGAGCTATACTGCCAACGGAAGTGGTTGGATTCGAACCAACGGAAGGATTAACTCCTTCGGCGGTTTAGCAAACCGCTGCTTTAGACCTCTCAGCCACACTTCCAATGGAAACAACTGGACTCGAACCAGTGGTCTTTCGATTATCAGTCGAATGCTTTACCAACTAAGCTATGTTTCCTTGGTATTCCTAACGGGATTCGAACCCGTGCTACCACCTTGAAAGGGTGGTGACCTAACCGCTAGTCGATAGGAACACAACGACTCTAACGGGATTTGAACCCGTGATACTACCGTGACAGGGTAGCGTGATAACCGCTTCACTATAGAGTCAAGGTGGGACATCTCGGATTCGAACCGAGGACTAATCGGTTAAAAGCCGAATACTCTACCGCTGAGTTAATGTCCCAATAATGTGGTAACTATTCAGTTGTCTAGGTTCGGGGTGTGGTCTCTCTCGACCACTTGATTAGAATACCACCTTTTGGACTCTGGGGGGAGATTGGTGGACGCTTAGGAAACTGGTCCAAGCAACAAAAAAGGGGAGGAAACTTTTGGTTTCTCTCCCCTGTCTTTTGCTTTTATGGATTACATCTTACATATGTCTTTCCATATCAGCAAACAGGGGAGTACCCTCAATATGCCAATCACGGCAATCAAGGTTACTAATCTGTTTTTCGATAATGGTGTAAGACATTGTTTTCGACCTAAGTGTGTTTATTTATAAGACTTTTATTTAAAGAGTCTAACGGGTTAGGAGGGACTCGAACCCCCGACCAATTCATTAGAAGTGAATTGCTCTATCCATCTGAGCTACTAACCCATTTGTTTACTTGTTTATCATATCATTCTTTTTTACAAGTGTCAAGCCATGGAGCACATAACCTCATTTCTCCTCCAAGTTTCTTACACTCTTCAGTATAACACTTAGAAGCTTCTATAGGTGTCTCTATCAACCGGGACAAAGGTATTCTACTGTTGTTCGAACCCTCTGTCAAGCGTTCATACTCACGAATGGCTTTATCAACATCACGCTCAACTCTCCTATCCACCACACCAGGATCTTGAAGCAGAACCTCATTGATTATGGTGCCTGGGAACAGAACCCTCTGAACCTCGTCTAGGAGGTCCCAGAGGCGCTCCTGAGGCGCTCCTGAGCACTGAGAGAGGGTTGCTACGATACCACTGAGTATGACGCTTATAATGACGATCTGCTTCTTATCAGGTTTCTTCTTTCCGAAGTTAAAATTGAACATAAAAAAAGAGGAGTAGCAACCGCTCTCCTCTATTTATTATTCAGTTTTCAAAACTCCTGCCAACTCTTTTATCATAAGCAGCAGACATTCTTGTCCTCAGTTCTCTTTGTCTTTGCATCTTTGGGGTTTCTATTCCTTTTTCTCTGGCAAGTCTTTCAGATGCACTTCCTTGCCTTGCCACTCTTCTCTTTGCGGCAACAATTTCTGCTTCACTGCCAATATCTTGAATACTACCTCCTCTACCAACTGCCTTTTGAGAAGAATGATATCCATCTGCTCCTCTATGAGGAATACCTTTTCCACCTTTGGGCCCATCAGTTTGTGCTAAATTTCTTGGATCGCTTCCATGAAACTTACCACTTTTAGCATCTTTTTCTCTCTTTGCTTGTCTTTGCGCTGGGGTTAATCCTTTAAACTCTTGGGCAGATTGTGAAATTGAAGTCAAATGATGATGCTCTTTTCCTCTTCCCTTAATTATATTTGCTTTATTATCTCCTCTACTCTTCTGCTTACGGTCTAAATCAGAATCCACATCAGCAAGTCTGGATCTTCTATTTTTCCCTTGGTTTCTTCTAGCATCTGCACCTTTAATTCCATATGTTTGAACTCCATTCTTATCTCTACCAGTAACTCCAACCATCCAATCACTTGGATTTTCTCTAGCATCTATACTTGCTCTTACTTTATCCCATCTTGCTTTTTCTACATCACTACCTTTTTCTGGGCGATTTACTTCTAAAATAACATAACACTCATACATAAACTCACCAAAAGTTTTTCCATTAAAGGAATCACTCAACTTAGCCATTTGAACACCAGTCTTGGGATTTCTTTCTCCCATTCCTAGTTTCTTATAAATTCTACCTCTTTGTTCTGCACCCTCTTCACCACTTCTACTCTTTTTACCTTTAGACTTGGCAGAATCAATAGCAGTAGGAGTATTGGTAGCAACTCCTTTCTTTGACTTCATAGTATCTTTTACGCCTTTGAGAGCACCAACAAATTGTCTTGCTCTTTGTCCGGGATCTTTTACTTTTGATTTTGGAGAACCAACAGTGATATCATGAACTGGAGAATCTTTCTTAGCACCAGTTTTACCAAACTGCTTTTTTAACTCTTTGCTCTGTGGTTTATCACCCTCTCTATGTTGCTTTCTTGCAGTATGAGCAGCATAATCTCCAGGAGACTTATGAGTTCTTACCCAAACAGGAACATCTTTTCCACTCTTTTCTACTTTTGGATCTTGAATAGGACCTTTTTTCCTAAACCCCGCACGAGAAACATCTTTTCTCGCGGCACCTTCTGATCCACGCATATTCATAGTTCCGGAAGGTCTAACTTTTTTCCCTACCATCAAAGTCCTTTCATCAAGGATTTCTTCTTGAAACTGCATCTTTATAAGTACTTTTTAGGTATTTATAAAAAAAGGAGGGTATCTCTCCCTCCTCATTTATTATTCAGTTGTTATATTCTATATTTTATTTTATCAAACCTCTACCGTGATCAGTTTGGAAGCATACTCATGAGCATACGAAGTGCGGGCACCATGAATGCCCCAACCAATCCAACTATACGCATAGTTCATGTAACGATTGATAGACTTACCAGGTGTTTTCATTCGGTCTTCAATTCGTTGCCATTGAACCTCAGTCGTTAGATAACGAAGCTGCGTGTGAAGATTTGATGGAGAACCACCATACTTCTTAGCAAAATCACCCAATCCATAATAACGATTGGCAGATGTCCATTGAATCAGTCCGTAACCACGTCCGCAGTTACTCCAACTGGTCCTACTACCACCTTCACAAATATTAGGCACGAACATAGATTCCTGCTTAATATTGCCCATGATAGTAGCAAGGGCGTTTCTGTCTTTAATACCACGGTCCTGGAAATAGTCCAGGGTAGCATTTTCAAATTCATTACACCCTTTACAAATTAGCCTTTTCTCTTTTGGCTTTGGTAGTGCAACCTCGCGGATTGCTGTCGTCTCTGGTTCAAACTCTTTAATAATGGAGTAAGGTTTTTCTTCCACTGGGGGAGGAGGACCTTGCAGTTTATAACTAGAGAATGGCAGTGTTGCCGTACTGGTTGTAACCGTTGCCAAAAGAGGCAGGGCTACTGTAAAGATAGATTGCATTAATTTTAATTGAACTCTACATCCGTATAGAAAGGGGGTACACCCTTTTCTCAAAGGGCACTTTCCACGGCTCTAAATCACTTGTCAAATTCTCATAATAAAAAACCCTGCTCATAACAGGGATTTTAGCATTATAAGTTTTTATTTAGATTTTGTCAATCTTCTGGTTCCAAAGAAACGATTTCCAATTCATCACCTTCTGGTTCAATCCATTCATAAAACTCAGCAAGAATGGCACGGGCATCCTCTTTAGGAATACTCATATCAGCAGCACGGTCAAGAGACCACGACCTAACGTGAGCAACAATATCTTCAGTCGTTGCGTTCATAATAGTCCTTTCGGAAGTACCTGTTGAGGATGTTGCTATTGTAGAATGCGGGATCTCCGTTGTCAAGGGCTTCCGTGAGGACATTATTGAGGAAGAGTCGTCTGGTCTCCTCAAAGTTTGTTTTGCCCTTTGTTTTATGTAATGATAAGATAGTTCTACTAAAATTTTCTCTGCCCAATTTGTCAATGTCTTCTTTAAGTTCCGGACAAGACCCATAATAGTTTTTCCAATCAGATTCCGATTTTACCTTTCTTTTTTTACCTTTAGGAGTTCTAAAACTCCATAAGTACTTCCTACCAATGTATTTCCTACCATTAATATTATTCTGGATAAGATAAACAAAACCAAAATAATCTTGAATATCGCTTGAAGTAAAAGGTTTCCCATTATAAATCCATGGATTATCATAGTCAATATCTGTACTCATCAATTATATCAAGGACTTCGTTGAGATATTTATTAGCAAGTCCTTTCATGTCCATTTCAGGTCTAATATGATCTTTATGAAGATTATCTTTGAGTTTTAGAATACGAACTTTAATTTCATCTTTAGTGAGTTGATTTTTAGGCATAAAAAATGGGGAGTATAATCTCCCCTATCTATATGAGATTAGTTATTTGTACCTAACCATTCTTTACAGTAGTCATAATCTCCAAACATAAACTCATCACATTCTGCCGCTTCTTTATACGCATTCAGAATTTCTTGTTCACACCATTCATCATAATTGGAATCCTGAGAAAGTATTTTTGGTAACATCTTGTTTGATTCCACCTACAACGTAACTTTCGACTTCCGTTTCCTGTGGTGCTACCTGGAGACCTTTAGAAGAAATCCAATGCTGTGTCCAAGGAAGAGGATTATTATTTGCTGAAATATCGTATTGGGGTTTTAATCCAATTGCTTTAAGTCTTCTATTTGCAATCCACTCTACGTATTGTTGAAGAAGTTTATCATTCAGTCCAATCATACTGCCATCTTTGAACAGATAATCTGCCCAACGCTTTTCCTCATTTACCGCAAGATCAAACATCTTATACGTCCACTCTTCCTCTTCTTTCATAATTTGCTTCATTTCTGGATCGTCACCATCGCGCCACTTATTCAGAATATTTTGTGTGATTGCTAAATGTTGGTTTTCGTCTCTTGCGATAAGAGAGATGATCTTAGCGGATCCTTCCATAAGCTTAAGTTCACCAAAGGCGAAACTACAAGCAAAACTAACGTAGAAGCGAATACCTTCAAGAATATTAACGTTTGCGACTGCTCTATAGAGTTTTCGTTTAACGTCATTGATTGTTTCCCTTGCGTATGATACTCCTTCAAGATTATGCACCCAAGCATTAGATGCACCATAACTTTGGGATGATTGAATAAAATTATCATATGATTCTGTAACGCTTTTAGCACGCTCAAGAATACGCTCATCAGTCACAATTTTGTCAAATACTTCAGAAGGGTCCGAATAAACATTTTTGATAATATATGTGTATGAGCGACTATGAATCATCTCCATAAATCCCCATACTTCCATACATGCTTCCAATTCAGGAAGTGAGCAGTATGGAATAAATGCCATGCCAGGACCACGACCCTGAATAGAATCGAGCATAATCTGATACTTCAAATTAGAAGTATAGATGTGCTTTTGCTCTGTGCGAAGTGTTTGATAATCTCCACGATCCTTCTGGAGAGACACCTCTTCAGGTCTCCAGAAGTATCCTAGTTGCTGAGTGGTTAGTTTGTCGAATATTGGATATTTGTATGAATCATATCTCTGAACTCCTAAAGGTTTACCAAAAAACATTGGTTGTTTTTTGGTATTCACTTGATCAGTATTAAAAACAGTCATACCTTTAATATTTGTTTGTGGTTCTTCTGTGGAAGAAATTTTAAACTGCACAGGATTCACACTTTCTCTCCTCTACTGAAATTAACTCACACATTCTATTTAACTCTCCAGAATATTTGAGTTTCATCATAATCCAGGTGTAAGATTTTGTCAAATCTTACAACTTTCGCAATCTTCCTCTTCAGCACCAGAAAGTTCTTGAAGGAGTGATTGAAGGTCTT